CCGTAGCAACCAGTGGATCTTACAATGATCTTGCTAACCTGCCTACGCTCTTCTCTGGTGCTTATGCAGATCTGACTGGCACACCTACAATCAGTGCATTCGGTGCAACTCTGATTGATGATGCTGACGCTGATGCTGCTCGTACCACTCTGGGTCTTGGCACCGCTGCTACCACAAACAGCACTGCATATGCAACTGCTGCACAGGGTGCTCTCGCAGACTCCGCTTTGCAATCTGAGACTATTGATCTCACTACTCTGAAAGCAACTGTCGCAGCATCGGCAGACTTTGCTGACTTCCAGACCCGTATCGCTGCTCTCTGATAACCAATGTCTAAACCTACCACTAAAGCAGAATTAAAGGAGTACTGCCTCCGTAGACTGGGTAAACCAGTCTTGGAGATCAATGTCTCCGATGATCAGATCGATGACGCTATCGATTACACCTTGCAGAAATTTCAGCAGTTTCATTACGATGGATGTGAAAAGGTTTACCTTAAGCATCAGTTGACTCAAGATGTCCTTGATAGAGCAAAACAGGTAACCAATACAACCAGTGATGGTGGCAATGATATCTGGTCTGAGTATCGTAACTACATTGAGATCCCTGAGCATATTCTTTCAGTGGAAGGTCTCTTCGGTTTTACCGATAAGGGCACCAGAAACATGTTTGATATTCGTTATCAGATGAGATTGAATGACTTGTATGACTTTACGTCTACACAGTTTTATCATTACTATATGATTCAGCAGCATCTGGAAACTATTGACTTCCTTCTGGAAGGCATGAAACCAGTTAGATATAGTGCTGTCCAGGACAGACTGTATATTGACTTTGACTGGAAAGCAGATGCTCTGCTGGGTCAGTACATTGTTATCAAAGCGTATCGTGCTCTGGATCCTGACACATGGCCAGAGATTTACAATCAGATGTGGGTCAAAGACTATGCTTCCGCTAAGATTAAAAAGCAGTGGGGCACCAATCTTACCAAATTCTCTGGAGTGCAAATGCCTGGTGGCATCACTCTGAATGGTGAGATGATCTACAACGATGCTGTGGATGAGCTCAAGAATCTAGACGAGCAACTCCGCACCGAATGGGAATTACCACCTCTAGACATGATCGGCTGATATGGCAACTAACAGTTATTTCACACAAGGCACAACAGGTGAGCAGGATCTCGTAGAGGATCTTGTGGTCGAGCAGATCAAGATGTTTGGTAAGGATGTGTACTATATCCCGAGGACACTGGTCAATGAAGATACTGTTTTTGGAGAGGATACTCTATCATCATTCAATGGCGCTCATCTTATCGAAGCGTACATTGAAGACGCAAATGGCTTTCGCGGCGATGGCGACTTGTTTAGTAAATTCGGAGTTAGAATCTCCGATCAAGTAACATTCATTATTTCTCGTAAAAGGTTTACTGAAGCAGTAGACGACAATGCAACACTTACAGTAGAAGGAAGACCCAATGAAGGAGACCTCATACATTTCCCCCTTGCTAACAAAACTTTTGAAATTCAATTCGTCGAGCATGAAGTTCCCTTCTATCAACTCGGAAAAATTCATGTCTGGGGTTTACGTTGTGAGCTCTTTGAGTACTCTGACGAAGACTTCGATACTGGAGTCGCAGAAATTGATGCAGTTGAGCTCAACTTTGCCAATGCAATCACACTCACATTGTTGGCGGGTGGGTCAGGCGACTTTACCGTTGGTGAGACTATTACGGGCGGTACCTCCAACACCACAGCTGATGTTAAGTCGTGGGACTCTGCTACTGGTAAGTTAATCGTTATCAATCGCGATGGCAGATTCACTATTCCTGAGACCATCACTGGAGATGTATCAAGTGCATCCTGGACAACTGCAAATTATAATACCCTAAATAATGTGAATACCGATGATACCGTCGATAATAACTGGACTATTGAAACCCAGGCAGACGATATCTTAGACTTTACTGAAGTCAATCCATTCGGTGAATTTGGTAACTCTGGTGGTACCCTCTAATGTTAGGCACATATACATATCACGAAATTATTAGAAAGACAGTTGTCGGTTTCGGCACGCTGTTTAATAATATCGAGTTGCGCCGTACAAAGGGCACGAAGACTGAAATTATGAAGGTGCCTCTGGCATATGGTCCTAAGCAAAAGTTTCTTACAAGACTTAAGCAGACTGGTGACTTGACCACTCAGGATCAAGTACAAGTGACACTGCCTAGAATATCCTTTGAGATTAGTGGCATTTCATATGATTCGACTAGAAAACTTTCTCCTACACAGGCAATCAGAAACGTCAAGTCAGATGGCACTGATGTCAAAGCATTCATGCCTGTGCCTTACAATATCAATTTTGAGTTGGCAATCTTGGCAAAGAATCAGGATGACTCTCTGCAAATTCTTGAGCAGATTCTTCCTTACTTCCAACCAAGTTTTAACTTGACTATGAATCTTATTCCTGATCTGGGTGAGAAGAGGGACTATCCTGTCACTTTGACTTCGGTTGATTATCAGGATGAGTATGAAGGAGACTACGACACACGTCGCACCTTAATTTATACCTTACAGTTTGTTGCTAAGACCTATCTATACGGTCCTGTCAGCGATGTATCTGGTGAGGTTATTAAGAAGGCAATTGTGGATTACTCCACTAAAGTGGATCGCGCTGCCCCTCGTGAAATGCGCTACACAGTTACTCCCGAACCCGTCACTGCTGATGCAGATGATGATTTCGGTTTCAATGAAATATTTGCTGAATTTAGCGATGGACGAGACAGAAACCCAACAACAGGACAAGACGAACCAGTATGATGGCATTGAGAATGCTCTCGATGTTGAGACTGAAATTGTCCCTGTAGATAAACCTGATATTGAGAAGAAGGTAGAGGAAATTGAAACCTCTACTAGAGAGCAACTCAAGAAAGACTACGAGTATACTCGTGGTAACTTGTACTCTTTAATTGAAAAGGGTCAAGAAGCAGTTGATGGTATCCTTGAGTTGGCACAGGAATCCGATCAACCTCGTGCTTTTGAAGTCGCTGGTCAGTTGATCAAGCATGTCGGTGATGTAGCAGACAAACTGGTAGACCTTCAGAAGAAGGTTGCAGAGATTGAAAACCCCAAGAAATCTAAAGAGGTCAACACTACAAACAACACTATGTTTGTTGGTAGCACTGCAGATCTTGCTAAATTTCTAAAGTCCCAACAAGATAAATAACATAGTAGGAGCAACGTATCACCATGTCATCTAACGTCGTAACACCTGTGCAGCATATTGGGTCATTGACTCATAACAGTGATACTGCACAAACAACCAGTGCAATCACTGTGAAGACAGGTATCTTCCGTATGGTGAATGTTGATTCGCATAGTAATCACTTTGCATGGGGTGGATCTCCTGATGTGACTACTGATACGGTAGTTCATCTAGGTGTACATGGTGCTGAGTTATTCCGTCTTTCCAAACCCAAGAAAGTAAATATCGCTGGCGCTACTGCCGCTAGTCCTTGTGTCCTGACTGTTGGTCAGGGTGGCACTCCTGCTCATCCTTTCGTAGTTGGTGATTACGTTACCATCACTGGGTCTTCGGTTGCTGCCTACAACGTGACTCATGCTGAGGTTACTGCTGTTACCAACACAACCATCACTATTGACTCTGACCAGTCTTCTAGTGCTGCTTTTACTGGAGACGCAACTGCTTGCAACAGCATTAAGATTCAAGCAAAGGGCGATAGCACAAATGGATTGACCATGTATATCGACGAAGTACAAGTATCGGGTTGATCATGCCTGCTGTCTCTAAAAAACAGCAGCGTTTTTTCGGGATGGTCCGAGCTGCTCAAAAAGGTGAGGGACCGTCATCACCTGAGGTTGCTAAAGTTGCTGCCAGCATAAAGAAAAAAGACGCTAAAGATTTTGCATCCACCAAACACAAAGGTTTACCTGAGAAGAAAATGAAGTCATTCAAAGAAGCAACAGAAGACTCTCTGAGAGATCGCCGTATGGAGCGTGGTGGTGTTGGTGGCAATCAACGCTATGACCGTGCCCCTAGAGCTGCTAATACTGCTGGTAAAAAGAAACCTTATGATGGCATGTCTGCCATAGACAAGGTAAAGGCAGATATTACTGCTAAGTATGGCAAGGGTGCCATCGTGGATACTAAGAAAAAGAATGAAGAAGTAGACCTGGAGGAGGGTCTCGGTGATAAGTTAAAGAGTGCTACCAAGGCAGTAAAGAAAGGTATTGAGCAGGAGAATAAACTTCAGCGAGCGAGTGGTGAAACTCTCGATCGTATGAAGAGAATGACTCGTCATAAGCAGGACAAGTATGGTCCTTCGACTCTGAAACAGCGTCTCAAAACTGGTGCCGATCATGACATCGACAAAGAGCGTGAAGAGAAGGAGAAGAAAGAGAAGGAACAAGTCACTGAAGGGAAGAAGAAAGGTTTGTGGGATAACATCCATGCTAAGCGTAAGAGTGGTGAGAAACCTGCCAAGAAGGGTGATAAGGATTATCCTAAGACTCTCAATGTAGAGCATGTTGATATCTTTGAAGAGATGTCTAATTGGGAAGTGTCTCTCCTGAATGATGTACTCATCGAAGAGATCATTACCGAAGTCTTCGCAGAAGAATTGAATGAAGGTAGAGAGATCGATGACATTACAGATATGCTCTGTGAGTCTGTCGATTATACTGTGGGTCTTCTGACAGAAGTAACAAGTCCTGCAAAGGTCAATGCTCTGAGACTCAAGAATAAGAATAAAGAATCACAAGAGAAGGAAAGTCCAAAAGCATCTAAACTCGATAGAGTTAAGAGTATTGCTAAGAAGGTCGGATCTAAACTTCGCGCAGGTGCAGTCAAGGGTGCTGAGGTTGCTGGTAAGGCAGCAGGGCACGCGAAAAATCTCGCGAAAGACATGGGTAGTGCTGCCAAGAAAGGGTATGCCTCTACACAATCGTCTTCCTCCTCTTCTAGTGATAGCAGCGATTCCTCTTCTTCATCCTCATCTTCTGACTCCTCTTCTAGCAGCAGCGATTCAGGTCCTAAGAAGCCTGGTCTGCTGAGCAGAATTGGTAGCAAACTGAAGCGTGGTATCAAGAAAGCAGTTGGTGCTGGTGCAAGAGCAGTATCCCGTGGTGCTCGTAACGTGGCACGCAAGATGAATGAGCGTGCTGACATGTGGCATCCCGATCCTGAGAAGGATAAGAAACTGGGTGGTCCTGGTGCTAACCAGCGTGCTCGTGAAGATCGTGCATCCTCATCTTCCTCTTCCTCCTCGTCTTCCGATTCTAAGAAACTGAAGCCAGGTGAGTCCTACATGGATTATTCCAAGCGTCAGAAGGCTGCTAAGTCTGGTGCATCTTCTTATATGAAGAGTGGTAGTAGTGCTCGTGAGCGTCTCGCTAAGGCGGGTGCTAATGTTAAACCCAAAGAGCGTAAGCGTGATAAGATTGGTAGAGCAATTGGTAATGCAATTGACCGTGTTGCTGGTATCAAGAAAGAAGAAACAATGTCATTCGGTGCATTTATTAAGGAGCAAGCATAATGGAAAAGTGCAAGTATTGTGGTATCACAGCACCTAAGGGTCACAGAAAACCTGTGACCTGGTTGGAGAAGCATGAGGCAAATTGCCCTAACAATCCTGCGTTGAAAGCAAAATGAAATCATTTAGCGAATTCATTAGCGAAGACTGGCAGAAGAAATCTGGCAAGAATCCCGAAGGCGGTCTTAATGAGAAGGGTCGTAAGTCTTATGAGAAAGAAAACCCTGGTAGCGACCTGAAAGCACCTAGTAAGAAGAAAGGCAATCCACGCCGTGCTTCTTTCTGTGCTCGTATGTCGGGAATGAAAAAGAAATTGACTAGCAAGAAGACTGCCAACGATCCTGATAGCAGGATCAATAAGAGTCTTAGAGCATGGAATTGTTAAAAATTCAGACGGTGTTATACTGGGAGTAGTCGTATGGTGCCGATGCTATCTTTCTACTGCATGGTCCTTATTCTAATTGGCATGGTTTACTATGCTGATTGGGTGGGGACCATTCGAGTGTTTGCGTATCTTGATTTACAGTTGCGTTTTGCTTGGGTCAAACTTAGGATGTACTTCATGCGCCAAAGACTCAAACGAGACTTACGGAAAGCAGGGCTAGAGTATGAAAAACTATTCAAGGAGTTAAATAAATGAATGACCAACCAAAAGAGATGTCTGATTTATCCATGAGCAGGGCAGAGTGTCCCAAGTGTGGTGCTGTTTGGATTAACGGAAAACACACCTGGGCTACTGGCGCTGCAGGAAATGAATTAGATCTTGCTGGTCTGGTCTGCAATAAGCTTGGTGATGACCGTTGTATCAATCCTTGCAGAGGGCAAGAGGGCGGCGACACCTGGGCGAAGCGTTTAGAGGACCTTATAAGGTTAGACGAAAAGTCCGAAAACGCTGATAATAATTAGTAACAAGGTAATACTTAAGTCTAAATAGCGGCAGATAGCATAAACTTATATGAAGTTTTTCTTTGCCTTCCTCGCTACATTGTTTCTTGCTGCACCTGCTTGGGCTGTAGATGTACAAATGGGATCGGGTGGTAACTTAGTATTTGATCCTTCAGAGGTAACTATTTCTGCTGGAGAGTCAGTCCACTTTGTAAACAATATGCTTCCTCCACATAACGTGGTTGTGGAAGATCACCCAGAATTAAGTCACGAATCCCTGGCAATGATGCCTGGCGAAGAGTTTGACGTTGCATTCCCCGAAGCGGGTGACTATACTTACTGGTGTGGTCCTCACAAAGGGGCTGGAATGATTGGTACAGTACACGTCGAATAGTATGAAAATTTTTCTCGATACCGCAGACCTGAATGAAATCGCAGAAGCGTATGAAACAGGTCTGGTAGATGGTGTCACAACAAACCCTACTCTAATTCTCAGAAGTGGTCGCACCCTGCTGGATGTTGCAACCGAGTTGGTTAAAACATATCCAGAATTTGAGAGTATCTCTACTGAAGTGGTTGCGGATACCGCTGAAGGTATGCTTGAGCAAGCATATGATTTTATTAAACTTGGTGAATCAATTACTATCAAGGTGCCCTGCACTGTTGAGGGATTGAGAGCATGTAAGGTGTTGTCAGAGCTTGGTATTAAAACCAATGTCACTCTGATCTTCTCCGTAGCACAAGCAATCATGGCAGCAAAGGCAGGAGCAACTTATGTTTCTCCTTTTGTTGGTCGCTGTAATGACAACTCTTTCAGTGGAGTAGAGTTGGTCCGTGCTATCACTACTGCATATTCTGTACATGGTGTGCAGACACAAGTCCTTGCCGCATCACTAAGAGATTGTCATCATGTTTCTCGGTGTTACCTTTACGGTGCTAGTGTTGTCACTATGCCACCGAAGGTATTCTGGAAGATGTATGACCATGTATTGACTAGAGAGGGATTAGATCTTTTCCAAAAGGATTGGGAGTCAGTAGGGAATTAGAATTAGCAATGGAGACTATTAAATGAAAGTTGGAATGATTGGTTTGGGTCGTATGGGTGAGGGTATGTCTCGCCGTCTTATCGCAGCAGGACATGAAGTACATGGATATCGCAACAACTATGAAAAAGCTTGTGAACAATATGAAGCGGGTTATATCAGTGGATGTACCACTTCTTTGGAAGGTCTTGTTCAAGTAATCAAGACAAAAGAATTGTATGGCGAAAAGTCTGGAGAGACTCTACGCTTCCCACAACCAGGAGTATTCATGATGGTTGTGCCTGCAGAAACAGTGGAGGATACGATCGATGACCTACTACGATATTGTCGTGAAGGCGACATTATTATTGATCATGGCAATAGCAATTTTAAGGACAGTCGGAGACGGGCAGAGCGTCTTGCAAAACTGGGCATCGCGTATATTGACTGTGGTACTAGTGGTGGTGTTTACGGTCTGGAGCGTGGATACTGTCTTATGGTTGGGGGCGGAGATACTGCAGTCGCCACTTGTAAACCTCTTTTTGATGCACTCGCACCAGGTATCGATGCTGCCCCAAGAACAGGTGACAGAGACTTCGTTTGGTATCCTGAAGAATATGGATGGATGCATTGCGGCGATCCAGGCGCAGGTCACTTTGTGAAGATGGTCCACAATGGAATCGAATACGGAATCATGCAAGCATACGCCGAAGGCTTTAATATCCTGCATGAAGCTAATGCTGGGTCAGCATACGTTGCTGAAGGGGATGCTGAGGTTGCTCCAATGGACAATCCAGCGGACTATCAATATGATATTAACGTTGCTAAGGTGGCTGAGCTTT